CCGTATTCGGTGATTGTTGTCATTACATTAAGAGGTAGATTAATGGCGATGATGAAATTTCAGGTCGCCACGACTATTTACCAAGTTGTAGTAGACAAAGTACCTGCTGCACAGGTATCTCCACTAGGAGATAGTTCTGTTAGTGTTTGTCCTGATGGATATGATTCAATAAAGGCATCATTATTTTGAGCTGCAGTAACGTACAATACTTTTACATCTGTATCAGCACCTACAGTCTTAGGGTTGTAAGCCATTCCCATTAGTAACCTCCTATAGTCATTTTAGTTTTTTTAACGGGTGATTTTTTAGCAGCCTTTTTAGCTGCTGTTTTCCCTGCTTTAGTGTAGGGATACTTTTTACCATTAACAGTCGGCATGTTTAAAATTGTAAGTTAGATCGTTCTAATTTATCGTAAACATCTTGACGGTATGCTGGATCTCTATCGTAACGTGGATCAGACATAGCTCTAACTACTTCAGCTTGGCTACGGAATTCATCACCTTGTGCTTTGGCAGGTTTACCAGTTAGCAACTGTCCATCAACTCCTACACCATCATTGTACTTAGCAGCTAATGCTTGTACTGCGAAGTATGCAGCATCTGGATTACCAGACTCCATTACTTTATCGTAACGATCAATCTCTGCTTCATCAAAATTAGTTGATGCCCACTTGAGCATCTCATTATATTTCTTTTCTCCACCAACTGACTTCTGTAGATCAGTAGCTTGCTCAGCTGTTAGATCTTCAGTAGTTTCCTTAGCATTAGCACGGTAGTCTAAGTATAACTGTGCTACATCACCGGGTTTGAGATCATTTAATTTATCTAGTATCTCATCCGAGTACTTTTCATTCTGTGATTCAGTCCAGAGATCATCTAAGAAGGAAGAGTAATCTGGTTTTTCTTCTTCCTTTGTTTCTTTAACTTCTTCTTTAGCTTCCGTTTTTTCTTCTTTAGCTGGAGCTTCCTTTTCTTTAGGTTCTCCAAGTTTGCTTTGAAGTTCAATGTAAGCCTTTTCAAGAGCTTCCGCATCTTCAAATTTACCAGCTAGTTTTTTAGATTGTTCTTCTGCTAGTGCCTCACCAACTTTCAGTGAGTCTTGTTCTTCTGCACTAAACTCTCCTTCTTGAGGTTCAGTTGCATCATACGTTAGGGTTGCCATCTTGGGTGATTACTTTTAGATTACCTAGACCAACAGTTTCGACTTTAATACTACGTCCTATCTGTGGTTTGCCTACCTTCATACGAGGGGCGTATTTGTTTTCTTTAACTTTCTCTTCAAAGAGTTCTTTGTCTTCTTTGTTGAGAGGTGGCGTTACTTTTTTAGTACGCTTAGCCTTCCGTGGGCGGGACGGGTTGACCTTTTCCACCTTGTTCTCCTCCTAATAGTGCGGGGTTTTTACTTGGGTCCATCATTGGTGATGACATCTGAGCTTTAGCTAAATCAACTTGTTGTTCTTGTTGAATTGCTTGACCCTGTTCTTGTTTCACCTCTTGCATACCTCGTACAAGGTTAAGTATATCTATACCTTGTGCAATTGCAAGTCGTTTAATAACTTCCTCAGGGTTTATGTACTGCTGAGTAGCCTCTGGTCCCATAGTTTGTGAGATCATTGTAAGGAATTGCCCAAGACTCTCACGATCTTGACCTCTACCTAATGCATTAACACCTGCCACAATGGTAGGTTGTACAATACCTTTAGGTAACTTAGGAATATCACCAGTCTTTTGGAAAACACTTAGTTTCCTATTCAGGTATGGCACAAGGAATTCAATAGTCAACACACTGAAGAGTCCTCCGAGTTGCTGCTCTAGTTCCATCTGAGTCATCCTGACTTCCTCTGCTGTAGTACGTTCTGATTGACGTACATTTAATATGAGGAATGCTTCTGATAATCTTTTCTCTAAGGTTTGCATTAACTGATAAGCTGTAGCAAAATCAGCTTGCTTACCAACCTGAACAACACCTATGTCATCTGGTCTACCTTGAACGATAGCACCATTACCTGCAGCTGCAAGAGTCTGTGGTTTAGTGGTACTAGAAGGTGAGACAACAAACACTACTTTAGCAGCTGCTGCACTACCTTCGGTGATAGCTTGTGACAGAGCTTCAAGTGACTTAAGGTCACCCATAAACTCTTCCACTCTACCACGTCCATAAGGTTCTCCGTCTAAAGTATTAAACCTTAGAGGTAACCATGGTGTTGAATCTAATGGTGCCTTACTCATGGACTTAGGTATAACTTTATCGTTTACCTCTTGGTGCCATAAGAATCTATTGTTATCACGTTTGACGTGTGTGTATACATCCACGTCTTCACTGTCTTTTTCTCCATCTTGACCCGGTGCATTAGGCTGAGAGGTTAACTCGCCTTCAAAATCAGGTAATAATTTTTTGCTAATTTTTTCTTTGGTAACAATTTCAATCACGTTACCGTTGCCATCTCTTTCTATAACATAACGATGTATAGGGAAAAGCTTTAACCCTTCTTTACCCATAAAGATAAGAGCGTTACCTGCTACTACCAAATGCTTAAGTGCTTGGTGTATAATAACACGATCATCTGATGCTGAAATAGCATCCATGATAGTTCTCTCTATCTTTGCAAAGGATAAATCTAATTCTGTTTTAACTTGAGGTTCTACTTCACCTAGCATACCATCGTTAACTTGTAGTTTAAAGAAACTTGTGTTAACTGGTACAAGTGCGAGTTGTAGTTTAGCTGCCAGAGTAACCACTCCTTTAGCCCCAACTGATTGCCATGGTGTTGATAATGTTTTAGCACCTTTATAGAAATCCTCTTCTCCACGAATTAGATAAGGTATTGTTAGCTTTGCTGCCTCTTCCGCTATGCTTAAAAATTGTGAACGGTTGGATGATAAACTGTCATATCTAGTTTTAGCTGACATTATATATTAAGGGATTTGATTTGTAATTCTCTGCCTAGTTGTTTAGTACCTAGAGCAGTTTCACCTGTTTTAAATTTCTTAGATCTTCTTAACCTTACTCCTTTAGCTGATTCACCTGTAGTCATCATCTGTGAATTACGGATAAACATATCAGGTGTAGGTGTATCTATACCTGCAGCTGCGTTATCGAATGCCTCTTTGGAAGCTCCGTACGAACTTGTATCTTGTACGTCTGATGTAAGTTCAGGCATGGATTCAACGGGAGTGTCTGTTTTGGTTATTACTCCCGGATCACTTGGATCACTTGGATCACTTGGATCTGTTGGATCTGTTGGATCAGTTGGATCAATTGGATCTGGTACATCAGGTTCTTTATAATCCTGAGTACCCGGTTTCAACAAACTCCATACATTAGACTCACTCTTAATTGTACCGTCTTCATTGTACTCAACTTTGGGTAAGTAATCATCTGCAGTCTTAGCTAATGTATCTTGATTAGCTATCCATTGTTGATCTGGACCTTCACCAATTACATTACCCATTTCAGCTTCAGATAATATCCTATGGATACCAGTAGCACCTCCATCATTTATACCACCACCATAGTCACCCATATATTTCGATGCTGATTGCATCTTAACTTTATCAGCAACTTCTTGAGCACCAAGATCTGAGGTACCCATCATTCTCTGTACCATTTCGTTGTTAGCTGCAGTAAACACTGTGCTACCATCAGGACGTTGTAATGAAGCATCACCTTGGACTACCGTACCATCCCATAGTGTACCACCTTCACGTTGTCTTTTGTTAGAATGTAATCCTAACTCAGCTGACAATCTATTCCTAACATTAGTTTCCTTCTGTTCGTTAGCGTCTCCAGTGTGTTGGAGTATCCTAGTAAAGTCACCACTTGAATCAGTCTGTGCCCAATCAGGTGTACCGTCACCATCTGCATCTGTTTTTAAAGCACCTACATCTGCTAGTGTACCATCTGTTATAGCACCTTCAGACATCCAATATGCAAGACCAGATTCATCAGCTTCTCTACCATATTCATCGTGGTATCCACTACGATAACTAGCTTCTTCACTTTGACTAAATGATTCTGCGACATCTCTGATGTCCATTTCACCTGATGATAGTCTTTCTTTCCAGTAATCTAAACCTTCAGCATCACCACCTCTACCAAAACCTGACGTGTATAATTTCTCAAGTTGTTGATCTGTAGTGTGGGTAGATGCCCCTAACTGTTCATCAGTTAAACCTGCAATTTTGTCTAAGAAACTACGTCCAATTGTATCGTCATGATCAGCTCCCCAATGTACACCTCTGGCTGCTGCTGTATCAGCTTCAGTTAAATTAGCTATGTTTTGCATAGCTGTGACAGTAGAACCACCTGCGTTTGATATAGCATCAGGTGTAAAATTGATAGCATCATCAAGTGTTAAACCTTTTTGTTCCAACAATCCAACAGCTTGGTTTGTAAAATCTGCAGTACCTGCTACATCAGTTAAAGGTTTAAAGTTTGCAGCATTGGCATTAGCATTGAGTAATGCATTATAATTATATCTATAACCTGACATTATGTACCTCCTTTGACTGGTGCTTTGGTTAAGAATTCAGCATTCTTACGTGGGTTACCTGTACTTGGTCGTGATCCATCTTTCCATCTACCAGTGCTACGTTTATCAACACTAGGATCTGTCCAGACTGTATCATTCAAAGCCATGTACGATCTAGTTGGCTTCTTAGGTTCACCAATATTTCTAATAGTTATACTAGGTGCTTGTACTTTTGCTGGTTTAGCAGCCAACTTAGCTGTAATACTAGCTTCATTTCCGTAAGATTCTGGGTTGTAGTAAGTAGCACCGAAATCTTTGTTACCTTTAGCGGCTGCTTCTGGGGAATTCATAATCTGACCTTGAATCCATTCAAATGATTTACCATTACTGACATCATCTAACCAATGATCTAGACCTGCTTGGTCGGGATCTCTGTTTAAATACTGTCTGTACCAACCTGTAATATCAGCTTCATTAGCAATCCTGTTGCCATCAGCATTGACTGTTGGTGCAGGTGCATTACCTTTGACAACATTCAATTCTTTTGGAGGTGCAGGTGGTAGGTGTTGTTTAATAGTCAGTGCATTATGGCTAGGGTTATTAGGATCAATAGCACCATCTTTTCTTATAGGTTCATAGGTATACATAGTCTTGGTAACAGGATCAAACTTCTGAGTTTGTTGGAACATCGTCAGATGTCTTTCAGCATCACTTAAAGTTTTAACATTTTCCTGTGCCCATGCTACCATCTCTTCACGTTTAGCTTTATCCCAACCAGATATAATATCAGTAGCTGTACGGATTTGCTTAGCGTTTTCATACGGATCATTATAATCACCACCACCCCACGTTGCTTGTTGCTCTGGGGTTCCTTGTATCATAGAGTTACGAGCAGCTTGATACAAATGATCATCGTTGTAATTTGCATAGTCTATCTTATGACCATCACCTGTTCTATTAATATGTGATTCAAACCATGAATTGATATCAAGATCACCATCGTCTTCCCACATATCAGAATCTTCTAAACGTTCTAAGTCCATACCCCATTGATCATCAAGACGAGTACCGTCTGACATGTAACCATAAATCCTTTGGTATTCTTGGAGTACACCTAATTTTTGATTGTCATCTAATCTTTTCCAGTCTTCAGTATCAAATCTACTTCTAACTGCTGCCATGTCTGCAAGACCAACGCCTTCTAACTGACCTGACTCGATTAGATCTTGGAAATCTTCTGTTCCCATTCTATCCCAGTCAGCCCAGTCACCTTCGGCATCATCAGGTGGTACCCATCTTCCGTTAGTATCATAAGGCATCGCTTCTCACCTCTTCCATTCTATGGACAATCCACTCAACCACAGAGCGTTGTCCAGATCTGTACATAATTTTTTGCATTGAATCCTCTGGGTTTGGTGTGGTTGGTGGAAAGTTCTCCTCTAATTCTTCGAGGATGTAATTAATGTTGGGACCAGTGATGGCCTCAAGCATATTGTGG